CAAGGTGAAGTAAACAGTTTCGTAGGTTTCGAGATAGTTAGATCTGAGCGTCTTCCTCTTGCTGACACTGACGATAGACGTTGTTTCGGTTGGACTAAGTCTGGCATGAAGCTTGGTATCGGCAAAGACGTTGGCGTAGAGATCGACACGTTACCTGACTACAACTACACTACACAAGTGTACGGACGCATCTCTCTTGGTGCTATCCGCATGGAAGAAGGTAAAGTAATCGACATTCGTTGTGATGAATAATGACTAAAGCCAAAAAAATCCTAATTACCATTGACGGTATTACCGGTCCAGCGGATAGTGAGGATTACTTTGGCAAGGCGTTAGAGAGCAGCCAGTTTGATTTAACGGTTTACGATAAGCGGGTTTATATCCCAACCGAAAGGATATTCGATAAACCGACCGTCAACTGGCTGTTCCTAGCGACACTTCCTTTCAAACTGATCCCAGGGGTCAACGATTTGATAGATAAGACGGACTTCTTTACTTACTACTTCAACAAAGGTAAACGTAAGAAAGCCTGCCTGCTTGTTAGAGCTACGATAAAAGGTTTTAAGTCACTGGGTTACGAAGTGCATGTAGCTACCCACAGCTTCGGCGGGGTGATATTACTTAGTTCTCAATCTTTATGCGACAAAGCTTATATAACCGCTTGCCCACTGGGTTTAAAACCTAAGTTTGGCAGCAACTGGGTTAAGAAGCATTTAGCTAAATTTATACCTTACTTTGTTTGCCCGGAGATACATTACTTCTACAGCAAAGAGGATTTCGTATCTTGTAAATCGTTTATCGACGACCCTCAGATAAAAGACTTAATGTATAAGGCTCAGACAGATAAAGTCGGCTGTCACGGTCCTATAGCGCCGCATGGACACGACGCAGAATTTTACGCAGACGATATGGGGTATCATTTAAATTACCATGACCGCAGCAGCAACAAAAACAAAAACTCAGGTTCTTAACCTAGTTCTAAGCGAACTAAAGTGCAACCTAATTACTGATCCGGACGAACTTAGCCCCGAGGCAGAGCAGGTCAACATACATTATGAGCAGGTTTACAGCGAAATGCTGGAAAATAATTATTGGTCATTCGCTCAATTCAGAGCGGAGCTTGCAGCGCTATCAGACGCACCAGCATTTGAATATGCTTACGCGTTTGCAAAACCTGAGAAGTGCTTAAAGATTAAATCGGTTTGGAGTAGTTTAAATTCTCCGATACCTTACGTTCTTGAAGGCGATAACATACTTGCTAATTACAGCCCGATAAGAGTGAAGTATACAAAGCTTGTTGACGAAGGCGCATGCTCTTCTCAGTTCATCAGAGCATTAGTAACTGAGATTGTTGCGCGCGTGACGTTTGCAACTACTGGATCAGGTACACAGAAAGAAGCTAACAAACAGTCAGCGATCGCTGCTCTGATAGAGGCTAGGTCTGCTGACGCAATGCAGATGGATACAGAGGTTCCAGAGGACAGCGACCTGCTGATGGTGCGTGATGACTGATGATTTCATCTTAAATAATTTTACGTCAGGTCAGATCGGGGCGAAGCTTCACGACAGAGTAGATTTAGTTGGTTATCACAACGGTGTCGCTCAGATGACAAACTTTATACCGCTTCCACACGGCGGCGTTACAAAGCGCACGGGCACAGTGTTTCATGCGGAATGTAAGACGACAGCCGGAAGCAAATTAATACCTTTTAAATCTTCTTCTTCGCAAAACTTTATTTTAGAAGTAGGGGACGCATACATAAGATTTCATAAAGTAGGGAGCCCTAACGCAAGAGTAGAAACATCTCCTGGAGTAGCCTACGAAATATCCTCTCCTTATGGCTCATCTCAATTTAGAGAGTTTGACTATAGTCAATCTAATGATTACATGTTTATGGCTCACAGCGCAGTTAAAGTAAAGCAGCTTGCCAGAGTCGCTGATACTAACTGGGTGATATCGGATTTAGATCCACAAGACGGACCTTACCTAACTCAAAATACAACATCAGTCACACTTAACCCAGGAGCAGTAACGGGAGCGATTGTAATAACCGCTTCGGCGGCAATGTTTGATGCTACTTTTGTAGGTAGGTTAATAAGAATAAAACATAACGGGATATGGGGCTCAGCTAAAGTAACAGGCCTTATTTCTACAGTTGCTGTTACAGCTCAAGTTCAGACAGGATACGACTTTAACGCTGCCGCAACAACGTCTAAGAAATGGGCACTAGGGGCATGGTCTGATACAAGAGGTTGGCCTGCTAGAACTACTTTACATGAAGGACGCTTAGCTTTTGCTGCAACTAATACACAGCCTCAAACCCTGTGGGAATCAGTAACAGACGACTACGATACATTTAGCCCAACTTTACCTGACCCGGACTCTATTTCAAATGATCCTACTCACAAGGTTACAGATGAATGTGCTTTAAACCTGACCCTAGCTTCTAATGAACTGAACTACATTAAGTGGCTATACAGCGGCAACAATATAATATTAGGTGCGGACACAGGAGAATTTCCTATAACGTCAGGGTCCCTGGACGAGCCTCTTACACCTACAAACGCTAGAGCTAGAAGACAGACCACCACTGGATCTAGTACGGTTAAACCGATACAAGTAGAAAATAATCTTTTGTTTGTAGATAGATCTGGACTTAAAGTACACGAATTAAAATTCGATGCGGATTTTAATAACTACACAGCAAGCGACTTAACAAGATTAATAGATGACATAGTTGTAAATCCAATTAGGCAAATGGCTTACAGCAAGAATCCTTATAGGACGGTATGGATAGTTGCAGAAGGCGGAGAACTATACTCATTTACTTATTTCCCAGAAGAAAAAGTAATAGGGTGGTGTAGTCATACTATATCTGGCGATAACACGAGAGTAGAATCTGTTGCTGTAGCACCAAGCTCTGACGGAAGCTTCGATGAAGTTTGGCTTATAGTTTCAAGAGAAATAAACAACGTAGGTAAACACTACATAGAAATACTAGATCAGTACCGTATAGACGGCAGGTTTAGTGAACTGAAATCCCAGTATAAATACCTAGACTCCTGCAAAACGGTCACAGGCACAGACATGACCACTATCACAGGGCTAAGCCACCTTAACGGTGAAACAGTGCAAGTAGTAGCAGACGGTAATTACGTAGGAAACAAGACAGTGTCAGGCAATCAAATAACCTTAGACACCGCTGCTGATACTGTCCATGTAGGATATAAGTTCGACTCTACAATTAAGACTCTAAGATTAGAAGTCCCTACCCAGAAGCAGACATCTCTAGGGAAGATCAGAAGAGTTACCCACTTCGATATTAGCGTCTACAAGACTCTAGGATTGAAGTATGGCGTAGCCACAGATAAGCTATACGAATTACCGTTTAGGAATGTTGCCGACCCTATGGACGCGTCACCACCATTATTTACTGGTGTTAAGCGCGATATTAAGTGCCCGGGAGGAGAGAATGAAGATCAGCTATTCTTTGTTCACGATAAACCGTTCCCTTGTACAATTCGCAGTATAATATTCAAAGCGATAGTATCTAAATGATTATTCTAAGGGCGTACCAAAAAGGGGATTTTGATAAGGTCAAGCTGACCCGGGCTGCCCAGAAGATGGTAGAGGCTTTTCACGACTTCGAGGCAATAAAGAGAGCTTACGATAACCTGGAAACCCTATTTACCTACGAAGATAGCGGTGAGATTATTTGTATCTGGGGCTGGGTTCCGATGTGGGTCGGAGTAGCGGAGCTAGTATTGTTCGCTGGCGAAAACCTTAAAAACTACATGCACCACTCAAGATTCTTAAAGCGTGCAATCGCAAAAGACAATCTGGGTTATGATAGGCTACAGATGACGGTTAGGACAGATCCTGACCATGTCAGGATAGCGGAATTTCTTGGTTTCGAGAGGGAAGGACTACTACGTAAATACGTTAATGGGTATGATTACTATTGTTACAGTAGGATAAATTAATATGGGTGGTCAAAACTTAGGGGACGCATTTAAACAACCTACGCCAGAAACGGCGGGGGACCCAGCAACATCACAGTCTCGCGAAGACATGATGAATAACATCAATATGTTTTCAGGTTCTTTAGGAACTTTTGGAAATTTGTTGGGCGGGTTTACTCAAGGTAAAGCGTATGAAGGATCGGCTAAAGCAATAGATGATTACTACGATTACAAAGCGCAAGTAACTTTAAGTTCTGCTAAATTAAAAGAAGATACTATACGTTCTAAAGCCGCAAAAGAAAAAGGTAGCTTCGTAGCAACTATTGGAAAGCGCGGCTTACAGATGACCGGATCTATATTAGATGCGTACGCTGACAGATCAGCGTCCCTAGAGCAAGAAGCATTAATAGCAAGGATAGAAGGTATACAAGGAGCTAAAGCATATAGGTATCAAGGTGCGGCTGAGTCGTACGCACTAAGCCAGAAAGCCGGACAAGCTAAGGGTCAAGGCGCTATAAACTCTATAGGCTCAATTTTAACTACCGCTAATACAGCGATACAAATAGCAGGAGCAGTTGGATAATGTCACAAACAAGTTTTAGCCAATTAAATTTCGGACCGATAACAAATCAGTTAGATAGATCGGTTCAGATACTCGGAGCATTACAAGAACAGGACAACCAGTTCTGGGCGACTAGAGAGTTCAACCGCTTTCAGGAAGATACTTTCAAGAACCAAATCGAGAATGAGAAGAACGTACAACCGGGCGCACCGGGCTACACAAAAAGCCTACTAGCTCAGTACGATACTACTGCTAACGAAGTAATTTTAAAGGCTCCGAATAAAGACGCCGCTTCTAAGCTACAAAGTTCAATGAGCGCTTATAAGACTCAAGTCG